ACTAATAAATATATTAGTGATATTTAGAATATAGGACAACTACCATTAGAACAGAGTATCTCTGTTATAGTACTTTGCACTTTATTATATGGATTGAATTTAGAGTAGTTTTTACCTTCGGATAATGTTGATGTCCATGAACCCGGGTTTGATGGAGTTGAGACAAAATCCCAACATAGTAAATCAAAATCGTCTTGTACTTCTAAAATACCTTTGCTATTTTCTTGTAATGAACCCATACCTCTAGATGAGACACCGACTCGTATATTACTTTCAATTAAGGCTTTAAGGATGTTACCTGATGGGGTTGGTAGAATTTCTATTTTACCCATAATGTTATTTCCTTCCCACCACAACTCTGTGATGTTATGTGATGCGTTTTTAAGGTTAATAATAGATGATTCTGGGTGGTCTAGTTCTCCTAAAGCACGTCTTTCTTTGACGCACTCCATATATTTGTCGATTTCACGTTCCCATAAACTTCTTTTATAGTAACGCCCATTACCATTCTCAACCTCAGCCGTAGCTAAGATACCACCCACAATAGGGAGGCCTCTTTCGGATTTTTTACCTTCAGTTAGAGTTAGAGAAGATTGTTGAAATGTTTGTGTTTCTATAAGTAATTGTTCGTTCATGTTTATAGTTTTAATCTTCTAATTCTTCAAAGAAAACCTCATCTTCAAATAGTTCTGTATCACCTATTTGTTTAGCAGCTTTAGCTGCTCTTTCCATTTCATCAGCTGTTGCTTTTGCATCATCAACATCACCTTCAGCTTCATCAATCATCCCATCATCAATCATTTCAGGTTGAGGTTGGTCTGATTTGTCTTTTTTAGCTAATTCTTTTTCAATCTTAGCTTTTGCTTTACCTAATACTTTAATATCTTTACCTAAAGCTTTAAGTTTTTTCTTGTCTGTTAGATTTTTTAAATCTTCATCTTCATCAAGCCTGTCAAGTTGTGATTGACGTTTTTCTATAGCAGCCTCAATCTTTTCTAATTTAGAGGCTAATATTTCAAATTGAGCTTCTTTATCTATCTGCTGTAATTCTTTTTGAACGTTTTCTTGAATCTGTTGTTTAACTAATGTATTGATTACATTACGTAATTTAGATTCTTGTAAGTCAGGTTTATATTCTCCTTGCTTAAATTGGTTGTAATTTTGTTTAGTTATATTACCTTCTTCATCTTTTAAAGTGATAATAAACTCATCTTCATCAACAACTTCATATTTAGTACCCTTGTAAATTACTTTATCTCCAGGTTGATGTGATTCTTTTAAATCTACTGTATTTTCTCCTAATTCTTCACGAATTAGAGTGTTGATTGATTTTCTTAATTTTGATTCGCTGAGTCTAGCTTTTGTTGCTTTATCTAAATCTCCATACCCACTAGCTTTATATTTACCTTTAGGTTCTTTTGGAGTACCTAGACCTGGCACTTCTGTTTCATACCCAATTCCATCTTCCCCGAACTGACCATTTTTAGTGTAGTAAATTGGATCCTTAGTTAAGTTTTTAAGTACAATCTTCTTCAACTCCTCCATTGTTTTTTTGGAGTTTTTCTCGTTCTTCATCTCACAATAGTAACCTTTCATGATTTGATCAAAGATCAAATTGTCCGGGTTTTCCATATTTTTTCTATCGAAGTTTTTAGATTCAGCTTTCTTAACCTGCTTAGATACCTCTTTTTCTTCAGCCTTGGCGTCATCACTCTTAACATCTTTTTTCTTCTTAGCTTCTTTAAGATAATTGTTAAAAGCAATTTCATAGTCTGGTTTGGGAGGTGAAACCAATTGATTAATTGGTTCTAAACTAATTAAATTTTCGTTAATTATACCTTTGTTTTTAAGTATACCTGCTGTTTCATTATATGTAGCAGCCGTACGAATCCATTCCGGGAATTGTTTTTTAGCTTCTTTTAAGAACACATCCTTATGCCCTTTTCCTTGTTTGATTAATCTATGTTGTTCGTTTAGGGTTTTCATTATTCTCCTTTAAGTAATATTTTTATATCTTTTATATATTCTAAAATTAAATCCGTTGAATTAACTATAGCGTATGAACCTGGGTTTGCTGAATAGTATTCTATGGTTTTATTTCTTGAGTTTGAGATTTGTGATGTAATTTCATTCATCTCATTTTCAATCTTATCAAAAATATCTATTCTACCTTTTTGAAACTCATTATATTCACCTTCATATAGTTTCTTTACTTCTAATCCGGATCCTTTTATCTTAGCTGGGACATCTTTCCACCCCATCTTATGATACATATTCTTATCTTTTTTAGACTTAGATTTACCTTTGAAAGCTCTTGGAGTTGCTGTTTGAGCACCACTACCAGGTGTGAAACTAGCACCACCTTGGGCAGTTGCTGATTCCTCATTAACTGATTTATGCTTTTTCGCTACTCGGGAAAAACGATTCTTCAAAGATCTTGCGATTTTTAGAAGTGTTTCAGTATCCGAATCATTAATCTTACCTTGTAATTTTTCTAACTTAGCTACAACATCAGATATGTCTTTATAAAGGGCTGGTAGATTGGGTCTGTAATTAACATCCCAACTAATCGTACCCGTATCTGCATCTTGACCTGGGATTAGTTTAGTGTAAAAATCCTCAGTTTCTTTAAGGTTTTTTATGACTTTTTGTATATCTTCTTTAAGCATATTCATTAGCAGATTCTAATTCTTTCACTAAATCACAATATTGAAGTAAATTTACCAAATGCTCATCCGTGATTTTTGGATTTTTGGATTTTGGTGATATCAATGAAATGACCTCATTTACTTTAATTTTAGTCACATCATCTCTAACATCGCGATTTAACTCTGTAAGTCTGGCTTCTAGTTGGGAAGTTTTTAGTAAATAAAATTCTTTCAATCTAGGTTTGTTGTCAATAGAATAAATAAGTTCCTTTAGAATTTCTTTCTGATCCTCATTAAGGTCATCATATTTACCATTAAACTTCTCTAATAATATTCTATACGTTAAAATTCGAACATCTTTATCTTCGTTCTTAAATTCGTTTAGAATACTATCTCTAACTTCTTCCTCTTTGATTTGAGCAGCTGTAAGATGCTCTAGAATAGTCATCTTGTTTGAGATGATATGCTCGGGATTTGTTAGTTGGTTAGTATTATAAATTTCCAATAGAGTATAAAAAGCCGCATGTACCTTATAATGTGGTAGGTTGTGGTTAAAAAACTCATTCAAGTTATAATGTTCTTGAATCTCGGATATTAAGTTATACTTTTGTTTCTTTATGATTCTCCTATTGAGTGATTTTGCGGATTCTAACAGAGTAGTAACGATTAAATCGGCTCTAGCTTCTGTTAAACTAGTTTTTCTCAATAGAGTCTCATATAATTTATATTCTTTCCCCAATTCAGTTTTAACAAAATACTTTTTAAGTATTTCTTTGATTGGTGAATCTTTTCCTTCAAGAGTATCTGATGTGATCTGTCTTACTAGAAGTTCAAATAATATTCCTGAGTTTTTATACTTCGAATGTTTAATTTTCATTCTGCTATAAGGGTTTTATGATAAATATATAAAAATTTATTACTTACGTATTTTATTCGGATCTAATAGTGATGATTTTTTAGCATCATCCTCGAATATCATACGTTTAGAATTAGTAGGGATTGTCTTTAACATATCTGATTGTGATTTTGATAAGTTTCTCGTTTCTAAAGCTAATGGAGAATTTTTACTTGTTTTTGATTTTGTTGAACCCGGATCATTAGAATCACGTTTCATACCATCTTTACCAAGTCTGTCTTTCCCAAACGCGTTATCTTGTTTCCCAATATTAGATACTTTTTCTTTTGGTCTACCTAATTCTTTTTTCTCGTCATACCCATTAGGCACTTCTTCCTTATTAGGTTGGTTTCTTTCTTTACCATATATGGCAGCTAAATCATGCGGTGTTCCGTAAGAATGACCAGTTACAATTGGATCATTACCCTCATTTTCTATTTGAGTTATTCTAAATTTACGTTTAGCATCTTCTCTAATAAGATCTCTATATTCTCCATACACATCCTCACTAAGGTGAAATATGTTTTCATAAATATAATCAGTTGGTAAGATATTACTCTCCATCATCTGTGATGCTAAGTCAACCTTTTCCTTCATTAACGCAATTTTCTCTTGATCATATATAATTGATGGAGTTGTTAATGATAATTCAAAATTAGTTAACGATTCATCTCTATAACCCTGTACATATAAGTGAGTTAAAGCTATATTTTGTAATTCTGAGACTACAATTCTTTGTATACGTTCAATTGTTCGGGCGAACCTAATATCTTCAGCTGCTAGAGTAGCTTTTCCTTCCAGGTCTTTTTCATATCCTAAAAATGCTTTAGGCACCTTTAAAGCAGCGAATAATTTATCTCTTAAATACTCTACATCTTGAATACCATCATATTGTAATCCTCCTAAAGTATCAATTTTAGTTGATGAATCTCCACCACGTGTTGGAATATAGAAATCCTCAAGCATATTTTGCATATTATACTTTAAATTATATTCACCTGTATCTTGGTCAATATAAGGAGTACGTTTCATCTTAGATATAGTTTTCTGCATGAAGTTTTCAACTTCTGTTGGAGCAATATTACCAACATTTATATAGAAAACACGTTTCTCAGGAGCTCGTACAATTCTATGAATTAACATAGCATCCTCCATTAACGTATATTGTTTAAATAATTTACGTGCAGGTTCAATATATGATCTTCCATATGGTAAGAAATTAGTATCAGTTAATAACCGTAAATGAGTCATTTCATAGTTATCAAAGAATATCGTATTACCCTCTTGTTCACTTCCTGGTGTTTGATAGTAACCATAACTTGATGGTGATACACCTTCTGGTGAGAATCTAAATCTAATTGATGATGGATTATCTTTATCGTATCCTTCTTGTCTCTCAATATGATATGCTGTATAAGGAATTACGTTATAAACTCCAAACTTTTCTGCTATTTCCAATTTTAAGAAAAAATCACCATACTTACATAAATTACGAATCCAGGGCCATAAATTAAATTCTATATTTAAAACATCATAGAATAGGTTATATAAAATTTTCTGCACATCCTCATCACTACTTCTGATTTGAAGCACTTCCCCCATATCATTCTTTAATGTTGATTCATCAGCTATAATATCTAACGCTGATGCTATAATAGCATCTGTATCCATAGCATCATACTCAGAATATAGTTGAGGTCTTAATGTTTGATAGTTAAATGAATTTTGATAACCATGTAATGAAGTACCTGAGTTTGTGTAGATTCTGTTGAATCTATCTACTAATGAATTATTTTGAAACTCCCCGGATTGTTGGATTTTATTAGTATCCATTACTCGAAGTTGGTTTCCACCAGCGTTACGAATAACTACATCCGTTGAAAATAATCTTTTTAATCTTGGAAATAAACCTTTGTCTGCCATTGTTTTTGTTTTTTAGAGAAGCCAACTAATGTCTTCTTCTCCACCTGAGTATGGGTTATCTATCTTAAATGGATTCTTTTCCGAATTAGATGAGTAACCTCCTAAGTACTTTTGTTGGGATGTTGTGGTATTATTTAACATGCTCTTAGTTAAATCGATACCGTTTTTATTATATTTAAAGGCCGTATCTCTGATATATTGCCCGATACTAAAAGGCATTACTAAATCATCATTATATCCTTGTTGTGCTTCTGGTCTACCATTTTTCCATATAAATACCTTCATTTCTGAAATTAATCTACTTGAGCGAATGATAACACCTTTATCAGCTATAGATTCTTGGAATTTGTTTATACAAATAGGTCTAGTTCTTGAAGACATTGTAAATCCAGGAGTCATTTTTGATGTATCTATATATTCGTTAAAATATGAATCTGATGTTACGTTTCCGCCTTTTGGAGAGTAATATAAGTTTGGGTAAGCTCTATCTATAATAGTCTGTATTGTGTTCCACCCAATACTCGCGTTTTCAACAACTAATAATGCGTTGTTATATTCGGTAGCAATACCAACTAATAAATGACCAAATTCCTTAGTGTCAATTTTACCTTTATATTCCCCAACTTGAGTGTTGTTTTCTATATCTAATATATGGAAAGTCGAGAAATCTTTCCCGTCCCCTCTGGCAACATCTGCAATTACAGCATACGCTCTAGAATAATCAGCGGGTTCCCATATCCATAAATTTCTATCAGCTCCACGTTTTTCTAACGGCTCAGTTACATAGGTTTGTTTATAAAACTCTACAAATTCATTATAGAATACAACATCTCCTGAAGTGCTGAAATCGCAATCACATTCTTGGGCTG